CAGTGTGATGAAGAAAGCAACCGAAGACCAATTTCATGAATTACATAATCTCGTTACCTCTGAATTTCTAAAAAGGGTCAAAGGTGGTGAGGCATCTACTCAAGATTTAAAAGCAGCATGTGACTGGTTAAAGACGAATGACATTAGTGGAGTTGCCTACGAAGGCAGTCCACTAGAAAAACTTGCAAAAGTAATGCCAACAATCAATCCAGAACTAGTACAAACGAGGTTATATGGCAAAATCCGGTCCTAAATTACGACCAGTTAGTTCGCTGAAAAGCAAGTCAGGTAAATGGTATAGAACACAAGCATCTCCTGCTCAAAAAAGGAATGCTATTAAAACAGCAACCAAATATTCTTCCACTCCTGCTAATACAAAAAAGAGGTCGGAAGATAACAAAATGCGTAAGAAGTTGAAGATTCCGAAAGGATCTCATATGAATGCTTCACGAACTAAGTCTGGAGGTTGGACAGTTCAACCTGATTACATCAATAAATCCTTTAACGGTAGCGGTAAACGCTCCAAATATTCTGCCTAATAATTAATGATTTCAACAGCACATACTGGTGCTGCTGGAGAACTATTTGCTTGCCAATATTTCTTATCTCACGGTGTAGAAGTTTTCAGAAATGTCGCTCCTGCAGGACCAGTAGATTTGATGGTTTACAACAAGATAAATTCCCAGTCAGCACCAGTAGATATTAAGTCCGTACGATCACCCTATATCAGAGCAGATGGTAGTTATTCATTAGGGATAAGTCCCAAACTCAGAGACGATGGTGTATGGCAGTTGACGTATGTCCACGGAGAGGACTCTCTACGCATTCCTGAAGGGTTTTGGGAGTCTTTAGGTCTCGATATATCTATCGAACATAACAACCCCAATACAAGCGATTCTCATGGAACAAAATAATCCTGCAAATAAGATAGTTAAGACTGGCAACCTAAGTAATAGGAACAGTCTAAGAATGTTTAAGGCGATAGCAGAAGGGATACCAAAAAAAGAGCAACTTGCCGCTAGAAGAAGACTCCTGAAAAAGACCCAATGGTCAAGGATGAAGGCAGGGAGGATGAGATATCCAAAACCTGACTACTTAAAAGAGAAAAACCCTGGTGATCCAAGACTTCAGAAAATGAGCAAATCTGCTCGTAATGCCCAACTGAGAGTTCAGCAAAAGATGTTGAAGTTTGCTTTAGATTCTCCAGAATTTAAGAAATTGGTACATAAAAAGGGATGGAACCCCATTTCTTTTGAGAAGCAATTTAAGCAATTCCAAGCAGTTGATGACGCAATCAAATTATCTTCTGAAGACTATCAACCAAAAGGATCAAAAGGTTTAAGACGAGGTTCTATAAGAGTGAGTGATGCTGTATGGAAGCGGATGCATAATGCTGCTGCTACGAAGCATGTAAATAAACTTACAAGTAGTTATCGGTATTTCGATTACAACCTGGGAAAACTGAAAAAAGAAAGAAATAGGTTGACTTTTGAGTTGAATAAAAAGTTAAAAGCAGGAATTACTGCTCCAAACATTCCTAAATCATCTCGTCTAAAGACTGGTATGTCAGGTGGTGTGAAGGGAGATGTTATGTCAACTGCAGCATCGATACTTGCTGAGGTCTTAGGCGAAAGAGTTATAGATCCTCTCACGAAGAAATTAGTCGAGAAAACAATCGGACCCCAATTAATAAAAATACGAAAAGAGAATGACAAACGACGTAAACGTAAGCAGTCCTTATAAGGTTTTCACTAGACCAAAAGACTGGAAACCACTTCCATCCCCAAAAGATCTTCCAAAGAAAGCAAGTAGACGCATCAAAAAGAAGTTGAAGAAAGCATGAATGACGTAGTAACTGCACTACAAGACGACTTCAAACTATTCCTACAAGCGTTATGGGATCAGTTGGATCTACCAAGTCCAACACGAGCACAATATGCCATTGCTGATTACCTACAAAGTGGTCCCAAACGATTACAGATACAAGCATTCCGAGGTGTTGGTAAATCTTGGATTACCGGTGCTTTTGTGTTGTGGACTCTCTTTAAAGACCCAGAGAAGAAAATCATGATCATCTCTGCGTCTAAAGAACGTGCAGACAACATGAGCATCTTTCTTCAAAAATTAATTATTGAGACTGCATGGTTAAAACATCTACAACCCAAATCGGACGACTCTCGTTGGAGTCGAATCAGTTTCGACGTAAACTGTTCTCCACACCAAGCACCAAGCGTAAAGTCCGTAGGAATAACTGGACAACTAACCGGAAGTCGCGCAGATTTAATGATTTTGGACGACATCGAGGTTCCTGGAAACTCCATGACGGAGTTGATGCGTGAAAAACTTCTTCAACTCTGTACGGAGGCGGAAAGTATCCTTACCCCGAAAAGTGATTCTAGGGTTTGTTTTCTCGGGACTCCTCAAAGTCAGTTTACTGTGTATCGCAAGTTGGCAGAGCGTAACTACCGTCCGTTCGTTTGGACATCACGATACCCAAAGAAATCAAAACTCAATCAATACGAAGGATTACTTGCTCCACAAATAATCGACGATATTGAGTCAGGTGCAGAGGAATGGCAACCTACAGACCCAGATCGCTTTGACGATGACGACCTCTTACAAAGAGAGGCAGCAATGGGTCGCAGCAACTACATGCTGCAATTCCAATTAGATACGAGTCTTAGTGATGCAGAGAAATTCCCGCTTAAAAACGCTGATTTGGTCGTTACTAGCGTTAATCCTACTAAGGGTCCCGATGGCGTCGTTTGGTGCTCAGACCCAAGAAACGTCATCAAAGAACTCCCAACAGTTGGACTACCAGGAGATTATTTTTATTCTCCGATGCAACTCCAGGGTGAATGGTCTCCTTACACCGAAACAATCTGCAGCGTTGATCCGTCGGGTAGAGGAACAGATGAAACAGCAGCAGCATATATCTCCCAAAAAAACGGATTCCTCTATTTGCACGAAGTCCGTGCCTACAGAGACGGATACACAGACTCAACCCTCCTCGACATCCTTAAAGGATGCAAAAAATATGGAGTTACTAAACTCGTTATCGAAACTAACTTTGGAGATGGAATCGTTAGCGAACTCTTTAGAAAGCATCTTATCCAGACCAAACAAGGAATCGATATAGAAGAAGTTAGAGCAAACGTCCGTAAAGAAGACAGGATCATTGATTCACTAGAACCTGTCATGAATCAACACCGTCTCATCGTAGATAGAGGTGTAGTGGAATGGGACTATGCATCTAATAAAGACGCAGCACCAGAGGAAAGACTTCTCTATATGCTCTTCTATCAGATGAGTCGTATGTGTAGAGAGAAGGGTGCTGTTAAACATGACGACAGATTGGATGCTTTAGCACAGGGTGTTCAATACTTCACTGACTCCCTCTCTATCTCTGCAGCGGACCAAATAAGACTAAGAAAGCAAGAGGAGTGGAACGATATGTTGGAAGATTTCATAGACAACCCAACTGCTTCTGCTAACCACCTTGTCTTTGGGATGGATGTTAAACAACGTAGACAAGCAAGATTGAAGGAAGACAACAAATCAGTCCCCACCTGGGTTTAACCCAATCAGGGGTCTATACAGGGAAGCGTAAGGGTGGAACCTTCCCTCTAAGTGAGGAAGACATCAAATCTTCCTCCTTAAACTCATCTCTCCAGTGTGAACGAAGTGAACCTGGATTGTGAATACTACCCAAACTAAGTGAGGAGGGAGTAAGTAAAAGTTAGATAACTATCCTTTAACTCTCTCTCCTAACTCCAACGCTAGAAACGTATTAAACGTATATCACGTATAATCATTCACCCAATATGCAATTATTTTTAGATACAGCAGACGTTCAACAGATAGAACAGAGGTTCTCATCTGGTTTGATAGCAGGTGTTACTACTAACCCTTCTTTAATTAAAAAGAGTAATAAAAGACCAACTGATGTTTATAAGAAATTAGTAGACATAGGTGTAGAAGATATAAGTATGGAAGTAGTCGGTGTAGATAGTAGATCGTTAGTGAAACAAGGGTTGAACCTGGTAGATCAATACGGTTCTGCTGCAACGATTAAACTTCCGTGCAGCATTGATGGTCTAAAGGCATGTAAACGGTTAACAGATCATGGAGTACGGGTGAATATGACCCTGGTGTTTAGTGTTAGTCAAGCAATACTGTGTTCGATAGCAGGTGCTACTTATGTTTCTCCATTTATAGGGAGGATGGATGATAATTCGTTGTCTGGGTTGGATCTGATAAAGGATATTGCTGGTTTATTCAAGTCTAAGAACGTGAATACTAAGGTTTTAGCAGCATCAGTTAGGGATGTGTCTTCTGTTGGTAAGGCATTTGAGTATGGAGCAGATATTTGTACGATTCCAGTGAGTGTCTACGATAAGATGAGTAGTCACGTCCTTACAGCAGCAGGAATAGAGCAATTTAATTCGGATTGGAATGACACTTTGGTTGATGCTGCTTTCTTCTCCTGAAATACTCGAAAGTCCTTAAAAAATGGCAGAAATCTTAGAAGGGTATTCGCGAAGGGGAGGGCGGCAAAATTACCCCATAGGGGGTGGTCGCCTTTGCATAACTGTCATTTGAACAGTTACTCAATGACTTCGAATCCCAGTGACAGACACACTCTATCAGTGATTGTCCTGGTGATTTAGTCGTTGGACTGCGAAATGGACAGATACTGGACAGCATCCTGGACACCAATACTTCCAGGTCGGAGAGAAAGACCCATTGATATGACTGAGTTTCTCATTAGTTTTAACTAATTGAGAATAATTTCAAGGTTTTTCAAGATCTGGAGGTGAAGGTGTGGGGATCTGTAGCGACTTACCTTGTCTATTGATATGACTGGGATTACCCATCAAACAAACTACAAGAACAGGTTGTCCTGGATTAAATGAACAATTGAATGATGTCTCGTTGCAATCGATCTCTAAATTACTAAAACTGGTTACTTTGTACTAGTAAAGAAATGACTTCGAAAGCACCCTGAAATTGCCATTGATCGACTTTTTTTAATTTTTCACGCTTCAACTACACACTTTGAAACAATTTTATTTATTCAGTCATAGCATGGTATTATAGAGAAGAACGAAGAGTACCTTGTTGACAAACCCCTTCGTTTCTGGAATACTATATCTATCAGGAAGAGAACAGTGTATCCAACTTCTTCTCTAACAACCTGATACATCTTTTCATCGTTATCAACTAACGACCATCAGCAGTCTAAGGAGCATCTTCATCACATTCTGCTTTTGAATCTTGAACTACTTGCTGGGGTAAGGACCAGTTCTCTCTAGGGTCTTCGGGTAGCACCCTTAACGCAAACTAGAGATGAGGGTAGGGAACACCGTGACCGGACGGTGTACAGAGGGAGGAGTTCCTCTACTGGATTCAATCGAACACTGGGTCGTCAACGATACCGATCACATACATGTCCACCAGAACAGTTCATCTGGTTTTCCGATGGTTGGAAAAGATTAGATGACAGTCGCTTGTCTATTAGCACTGTATTTAATTGGTCCAGCACATTGAGATAACACCGTATCTAAGAGAGCATCACATCTACGAATGCTGCAGTACTTGCAGTCGTGCCTCGTGTTATCACAACACTCACCAGTTCTGTAATCGATGTCGAACCGATTGCCATTTAATGAACCAAGTGAGCATCCATTTTCACACCCTTTATCAAATTGATTCATTCAGAAAAAGCACGTCAAAACATTGAGCGTCAAAGACAAGAGTTAAAGCGTCAAAGACAACAGCAAGTTGCTAGAAATCCATATAACGATGGTTATGAGTTTGATCCTTGTGCAGATCCTAGATTCGTTGCACATCAACGTAACAAGCGAGCACAAGAACTTGCTAAGGAATTAAATATAAATAATCAGACTATCGAAGGTTCAAACAATATTACTCAATTCACACGTTCAGAAGAATCTTCTGTCAACGTTTAAATCATTACTATAACTGGCGTTTGCCTTCACGCGAAGTAGACGAAATGACTTCGAACGAGGGCACATTCATCCTTTAACAAATTATCTACCTATGTCCGACTACAGAGTTGTTGTCTCTAATCGTTCTTCAGATTGTGTTAGCACAATTGTTGTTGATCCCGTTTATCAGACAGCAGATGTTGGGTTCTTAAATAACGATACTATTTACCGCTACGTTAACGTTCCTAGTCAGGAATTGTTCCGTCTTATTCATGATGACGATATTTCATTAGGCAAGTGGGTCAATAAGTTCTGCAAGAAACCCGAAGTTAGATGCATCAAACAATATTTCGACTACTAAATCGTTCCCTGTTCCCTTTATTCAATTCAATTCACCTATGTCAACGGTCACTTTAGACAGTCCCTGGAGGACAACAAGTGAGGTCACTGAGTATTTAAAAGTTGCTAGACAGACTCTCAATAGAAATATGGATAGGTTCTCTTACGGTGTTCATTACTTCCGTAAGGATCCTGGAAATAAGAAGAGTCAATTGATCTGGCACCTACAGAACTTAGAGAAGTTCTTCCGTACACCTGTTACTTACAAGAAAAATGCAAATTGAAAAACCACTACTTGCTGCAAACTATGACCCTAAGAAGGCAAAGTTTCCTTATGCTGCCACTCCAAAAGTTGATGGCATAAGATTTCTAATGGTTAATGGTGTTGCAGTTAGCAGATCATTCAAACCACTTAGAAATGAATACATCCAAGAGACTCTATCTCGTGCACTACCTGATGGAATTGATGGAGAACTCACTGTTGGTACTAACTTTCAGGAATCCACCAGTGCAATCATGCGTATTAAAGGTGATCCTCAATTCAAGGTATGGATCTTTGATTATGTAAATGCTGATGGTGTGAGCAGAGGATATACCGAGAGAATGAATGAACTTCGTGACTTCGAACCACTCGACCTACCATGCTACGAAGTACTCTATCCAGTCACTGTTAACTCACAAGATGAAGTCGATAAGATGATGGTGAAGTTCTTGGCAGATGGATATGAAGGTTTAATGCTACGTGATCCTAATGGAGTCTATAAATTTGGTCGTGCTACTACTAACTCAAATATTCTCCTTAAGGTAAAAGACTTCATGGATTCAGAAGCAGAGGTCGTCGGATTTAAAGAGAAGATGATCAATACTAATGAAGCAACTAAAGATGCATTTGGACATAGTAAGAGATCACATTCCTATGCTGGAAAGGTACCAGCAGGTACATTAGGAGGTTTTGTTCTCCGTATGTCGGATGGTCGAGAGTTCACTTGTGGCAGTGGGTTGAACGATTCACTAAGACAAGAGATATGGAAGAATAAGAAGGTATATCTCGGTAAACTAGTTAAGTACAAGTTTATGACTACTGGAGTTAAAGACTTACCACGTCATCCTGTATTCCTAGGATTTAGAGATGTTACAGATATGAACAAATGAAAAACTACGAGATAATATTCAGATTGCCTACTACAGGCACTAAATACCACAAGACAGTGGTACAGGCAGAGACCCAGTTCTATGCCAACAAGTTATTCGAAGCAAATTATCCGAGTGCGAATAGGTGCGGAAATGCAAGACCAATTTGATGATAGTAATTGGAGAGAAGAACTGATTCCATATACAAACAGTAAAAAAGAACTTGAGTTATTAACCAATGGACCTAAGAGTCTTTGTCAGTCTTGGTATATGAATGCACTACATAGTAAATGGATGAAAATAAAAGGATATAAGTATCCCGAACCATCTGAGCAAAACCTACAAAGCAATTTTATGGAATTTGAAAAGCGCGTTCATGAGTTACAGGTCGAAATGGAAAATTAAAATCTCTCTTTTTGTCCTTTTAGAGATCGATTGAACGAGGGATTTCCCTCTTTTTCTACCTTTAATTCAAATGGACAAAAAACTTACAAACAAATCTACAAGGCAGCAATTATTTGATGCATACGTTGCAACTAAAGACATCCAGGAAGAAAAGCAAATTCTTTGGGGATTAGTCGCAATCTTATTTACACTGAATTGTCTGCACTAGAAACAGATTCTCAATCTAAGAACCTCCATTTATTGGGGGTTTTTACTTTGGGACTCTTAATTGATTCCCTCTATTCACACCTATCGGAGAAATGACTTTGAACGAACAAGTCCTAGAAAACATTTATGACGAAGTAATGGATGAACTAACTGATACTGGAAATTTACCGATGTATTCGCAGGCAGATATTCAACTAGAAGTTATGAACAGATTTCACGGCGTCACACCATAGGCAGTGTTCGGTTTGCCGACCTGTACACAAACAGCACTAGATACATTATATTTAACACAACAGACCCCTGAATCAAGCAGTTGAATCTGCCTCTGCTCTACAGGCATTTCTGACGAGTGCACCTTTTGCACACATTCAACGCCAACTCAAAAACAACCCGTTTTTGGTCGATACGTTAATCGTCCGTTTTGTTCCTACTGAGTATCAGCAATGTCTGACAGAAATTCTGCTGCATCCAATGCAGTAAACATAGAAAAAATGTTCGTAAGTCTGACCAATTGGTTGGACCTTATTCCTAAAATTCAATATCTTCCATCAGATGAAGAAGTAATTTCTGGTACCGAAAGGTATAAGGATCGACTTCCAAAATGGTTGGTCTTTGTTGAATTAACAAAGTACGTCAGATATTGGGATAGAAATAATGTAAGCATTGCAAATATTGCATCACTTACAAAATATGACACGAAAAAAACCTGCAAAGAGTTAGGTCTCAATCGTGAACAAACAAAAAATCGGATAAAAGCACAGGAGCAAACTCGTATTTTTAAAGAATGGGGTATCTTGTTCCAACACAAACTATGGGAACAACAGAAGAGAACGTCACCCTTCTTTCGTGTAGGTAAAGCAGATATTCTTCACTACAAACATTTAGTAGAAGCAAAGATCCCGCCGTTTAACTAATACTTAACCGATCCATATCCCAGTGGTGGACAGGATTGTTGTATCTCTAATTAATTCTCTTCTCATAACCAAGGTCTTATTGTGCTCAACCACAAAAGAAGGAAAGGTACTCATAAGTACCTGCTGATTTCTAGTACCAACGACGAATTATTTTTCCTAGCAGATGACTTTGAAGATGCTGCTTGGACTGCAATTGATATTGCAAAAGAACATTCACTCACCATCAAGGACATTAAACCTTATGCCTAAAAAGAAAAAGTATTTTCCCAACAATTGGAGTGAATATAAAAACGCTCCAGATGACATGTTCCTTGATCACACCTTCCAAGAATTACTAAATTGGAAAGTCCTTGGTTGGGAACTTCCCAGTTCTGTTTCAACAATGATCAGGGAAACTCACATCCTTACAAAGAAAACTAAGGAGCATATCTATTCCAAAGAAGGTAATGCCAGGAACAAGATATTGCAAATTATGGATTCAGGAGAACCCATCGAATTAACCATATGTACTGCCAACGAAGTACACAGATTACTACCAGAAACTTATCTAAATGACAATGACAAATAAAACTTTTTCAAGACGTTTAAACAGTCTTATTTCACAAATAGAGGACCATCCTCACAAGGAAGAAATCATCAAACTTGCTATGGAACAGATGCAATGTGATGACTTCGAACCAGTTAATTAAGCAGCATCATACCAAGGAACACTTGTAATTCTTTTTAGGAAATTATCTCTGGTTACGTCTTCACTAATCCAGCGTTGATAATGTTTCCGATGAATCTCAATATTGTGACCCATTGCAAGGGCGGCATCGTTCTCATCTATATGACTCCACTTAGAATTAGTGGCGAGAGTGACCGCCCAAGTATGGCGTAAATCATAAGGTTTAACTGTTTCTTTTGTAGAAGATTTGCTGAACTGACCTTTAGCATTTGGCACACTTGCAAACCACTCAGGTAGGGTTTCTCTTAACTGTTTAGAGATCCAGTTTCCAAGGTAATCATTATTAACACAAACCCCTAAATCGTTCTTCTTAGATGGATCCCATCTCTCACTCATATCAACTGCTGACATAATTCTAGGTTTTGCTCGTTTATGTAATTGTTCCTGCATAATTTCAAAATCTTCTAATAATTTGTACTTGTTTATCCAGGTAGGAAATATTGGAAATGTCCAATGGGTAAACTTAGATTTAGTACGCCAATTACCAGGAATCTCTACTACTCCTTTCTTATAACTTGGATGACTTTGATTACTCTCAAGTAGACAACAATGCCACAGTTCATGATTTCTCATGCCGTAACACATCATCATTGCAAGACACCAACGATGTAATTCATATTCATCATCTAAACCATCTAAATATATTTCTGCTTCTTTTTGAGTAGGTATTGCTCTTACACCACCAAGATCCTGTCCTGGTTGATATCTTTTTGCTTTAGTGCGACTTGCATTATTTTGTTCTCTTAGGGTTACTAAATCTTTTCTTTGTAACCACTCTGGTTCATCACCATATTTAGAACTTATTGCCAAACGTAATTGTTCAAGAGAGTCTAATCTATTTTTAAATGGTCTAGAACTTATATCCTTTTGAAATATCCACGCCCTAACTTTCTTCCAGATAAATGGAGTTTCTGCATTCCTTAAGTTTCTAATATCTGCACGAATATTCTTAGCACTAGATGCCTTCATGGTTTTCACTAAATGTTCTTCAACGATGTCCATTACTTGGTCCCAAGTGTATATAGTATCTTCTGAATTAAATGCCTCCTCGCTGTTTGCTTTTCTAACTAGTAGATCAATTGGAATAGATTTAGGAAAAGGTTTGTTATCAACAAACTCACAAATCTTTGCTGCATTAATTACATCTTCAATTACTTCCCAACAAAGAGGGTTCAGAGAATAGAACTTTCTATTAGTTGTGTCCTCAATTTTTATATAGGGACTTTGTTTGGGGTTTCGACGGATGATATGCCTTGTCCTGGAAGCAGCGAGACTGTCAACGATCGTTTCCCAAGTAACGGTTTTAACTCTTGATCTTGGCATTGGGTTATGACCTTACACCACCAGTGTTGATGAAACTGTTGATGATGTCAAGTCAACTTGTTACAAGATGGACAGGATGGTCAACCTTCCAAGAGCGCTAAATCCTCGTAATCCTAGTGATAGACACAAAAAAACCGGTCATAGACCGGTGTTTAAGTGGTGGCGGGGGGAAGATTTGAACTTCCGACCTTCGGGTTATGAGGACTGCGACTAATTGCTGTAAAGTATTGGTATGACATGGTTTTATATTTCACTGTTGATATTACTGTTGATAGGATTTAGCGCGCGCATTAATTGGTAGATCCTTGTGATGCCAAACGTTTTCAATAGTTACCTTTGATGTTTATATCTTACACCCAATATCTATTAACACAACTATCTTTCCTGCTTATTTATGCCCACACCCGCTCAGATTGCAGAGCAAGTTGAACTCGAAAGAGAT